AATCTTTGGGTCAACGATGTTGTTAATCGGAGAAACCAAATCAGTATTAATGTTTACAGATTGTTTTGTTCTATCAAATGAAAGTGCCTTCTTTACTATATCAACATTTGGATTTGTGATATTGTCAATTGCATCATCTTGTTTGATAACTAAATTTGGACTGGACTTTGTTCTATCAAATGTTAAAGGAACATTGTTGATTACAACATCTGGGTTTGTAATATTATCGGATGCATCATTTTTGTTTACCGAAATATTTGGACTTGAGTTACTTCTATCAAATGTAAGTTGACCCGGAATTATATCAATGTTTGGATTCGTGATATTATCTGTGGCATCACCAACAACTGGTTTGATATTTGGAGTTGTGTTTGCTCGGTCAAATGTAAGTTTAGACGGTGTGATGTTTATATTCGGATTTTGAATGTTATCCGATGCATCATTCTTATTTACAACTATATCAATTGGAGAAGTTAGATTGTTTGTTCCTTGTGTTGTCTTTACAACAAGAGTATTTGATTTATCAAGGCGACTAACAAATCCACCTTGTTGCAATTTGTTGTATCTGGATGCAACTTGTTCTGTTGAAATCTGTCCTAAACTTTCTTCTTTAAAGGCAAGATTTACATCTGAGAATCTGGATACAGAATTTATTAGGAGGTTCTCCATCGCAAATTTACGTATATCATCCAATCGGGTGGAACCAAGATTGTCTTCTAACTTTTTGGTTTCAACCTTATTGATTGTAGGGGAGAACGATGACAACTTTTGAGTTATAGGTTGCATCGTTGCAAAATTCTTATTGTTCGTTGCCTTCGAAGCTTCAGGAGTATTTTTTGCCTCTTTTGAAGTTTCGGAACGAAATCTTGATAAGTCGGATGATAAATCTAATAATGCCATTTTGATACCTGTTATTTACAATAAATATCTAAAACGTTGGATTATTAGATTGAACGACCATAACTATTATCCGTTCCTATCGTATATGCTTTTTTGAAGTTTAGTTGACCTTTAATTTCTTCCACGGTCTTATCACCAAACTTGATAACTGTTGGTTGGTTTGCAGCTTGTGAGAATAATGTAATAAGTGTGTCCAGTTTCTTTTCTACATTTGACATATTATTACCACCACCGTTTCCTGATGTGGCGATTCCACCAGATGTGCCACCCATATCGTCAACACCCATTGCACTTAATATTCCACCAGTTTGTTCTCCTGCACTGGTGGATGCAACAGAGGCACCTTGTGGTAATGTAACAATCTCCGGTCCTTTTTCACCAACTAACATCATACCACCCTTTGCAACTTCACCACCCTTCGCCGCAGCTGCAACTTGAACTGACTCTGATTTGCTACCACCAGATGTTGCTGGTGCAGACTCTTCACCCAATCCTAATATATCCAATGCCCATCCTGGTAGTAAATCTTTGATTACTCCTTTTATCTTATCTGCTATACCCGTAAACAGACCAACAAATCCTTCAAATAAACCTTTAACAAAATTAATAGGTGTCATTATGTATTCAGTAATTGCACTACCGATTTGTTTTAGTCCTCCCATGAAATCACCGGTAAACATTTTACCAATTCCACCAAGTATCCCCCATACAAATTTAAATGGTGCCATTATGTTGTCAATAATGAGTCCACCAATTTTCTTGATAAATCCAAATATAGGTTCAATTAATCCGGCAATAGACTTAAACCCATCTTTTATAAATGCAAAAAAGTCAGTAACACCTGCCGTTAGATTTGTTCCAAAAATACCATCTATTATTTTTGAGACAGCAGTGATTACCATTTCTGGGATACCAAGAAAGTAATCAAAGAGATACTCTCCTAATTTATCAACGGCACCTGTCATGTCACCTGTAAACAATTTAATCACAATTTGTATTAAATTGGCGAACATTTCAAATGGCTTCATGATTACACCAGCGATTAATCCACCTATCACTTCAAGTACAGGTGAAAGTGAACTAATAACTTTTTTTATAGTTTCCATAACTCCTGCGGTTTTTTCACCTTCTCCGGTTGCAGCAAACAAAGGTTCGAATGCCTTTGAAAGTGTATCATATATTCCCTTAAATGTTTCCCACAATGGTGTTATAATTGATTTCCAAAGTATTTTACCCGGTTCTATTAAACCACCGATAAATACTTTAACTATACCACCAACTACATCTTGTATTGTAGACATCACACCAGCTATACCATCGAATATATCTGAAATACTGGTTGCATCTTTTTCACCAGAACTGAATGCAGAGAAGACTTCTTTTACCGCATCTATTATAGGCGAAACAATCGAAAAGACAAGTTTGAATGGAAATATCAAACTCTGAAATATTATCTTACCTATACCGAAGATGATTTCCATTATTGGTTTAAGTGTTGATATTATTCCATCAAAAACGTCTAACAGTCCACCGCCCTGTGTGGCACCATCCATTAAACCATGAACCATATCAAGAATTGGAGTTACCAATTTCATGGCAGTTTCTTTTATCTTGGTCATTATATCGCCGAACTTTTCAGCCGTTGATGCGGATTCTTCTTCGGCGGCTTTACGAAGTGCCAAATCTCTCGCTTCTCCTTGTAGAGTTTCTGCTTGTTTTTTGTAAATTGCAGCTTTTTCTTCGGCAGTTGCATTTGCTAATTTTTCTTGAAGTTGTTTGTCTAATCCGAGTTTATTCATTTCCTCGGCCTTAGTCAACATATCGGTCATTTCTTCGACCGTCATTCCCATAGCATCGGCAAGTGCTTTTTGTTTTAGAGGACCACCATCTTGAAATTGTTTAAGTGAACCAGCCTGTGTTAATAATTCGTCTTGGAGTGTTGCAACGTCTCCGCTTAATGCAGCTTCTCTTGCCCTATCTAAATTAATATCTCTACCAAGTATGGCACGGGCTTCCATCTCCTTTTCAAGAGACGTTTCAATATCCAACATACCCATACCAATATCTTTAACTTTCTTTAAATCAGTACCAAGTAATTTTGCCTTTGCTGCCGCGGCTATAAGTTCTTTTGTACCGCCCTTAAATGAAATAGCAACATCTTTTGATATACCACCAAGAAGTTTAACAGCATCCTTTGTTTTCATTACACCACCTGCAACTTGAATAGCTTCTCCTGCAAGTGTTGACATTGATTTGCCAGTTATTGTAGAAAGAGTATGTACGTTCTCGATTTCTTCTTTTGACATACCAAATTTTTCTGAAAGAAGAGTTGCATCCTTTACCATCTCTTTCATTCCAGGTGCCTGCATCATATTCTTAACGTCTATACCGCCCATAATTTCAGAGACAGTTGACATACCCTTTACAACTTCTTTCGTATTAACACCGACGAGATTCATCTCGTGCGCCATATCATGTGCCGCTTCATGAGCAGCAAGGGCTTCCTTTTTTGTTCCACCAAGTTCTTTTTGTACTTCAGATACAGCACCATCTAAATCCATAAACATATCAACAACAAGTGCAACTGCCGCAAGTATTCCAAATATTGCAGCCTGTGGGCCCATCAACAATGTTTTCCCAAATTGCATTGCACCTTGTCCAAGTGCTTTGAATCCAGATACACCACCTTCTTTAAATCCATTGATTACATTTGTTAAAGTTCCGCCAAGATTTTCATTTATTTGAGATTTCATCTTTTCGAATCCAAAAACCTTGAGTAATTTATCACCACCCGGTAATTTACTAACAAGACCTTCTGTTTTATCAAATAATCCACCAAGTAATTCACTTGAATTGGATATGGATTTGTTATGACCCTCTGCTATTTTCGCGGCCTCTTCATTTATTTCATTTTGTTTCTTGGCAATATCTATTGATTCCATTGCAATATCCCTTGCCATTTCAAGTTGTTCTCGTTTTTCTTTTGTAAGTTTTACGTCTTCATCTTCAAGTTCTATATTTATCTTTCTTAATAAACTTTCTTGTTCTCTGACATCTACTTCGTCGTACATACCTTGAGATGCCATTTTTCTGGATTCATTTATCTGTGCTTCTAGATTTACCGATGATAAGAGTAAACTTTGTACATCTTTACCGATTGAGACAAAATTCTTATACTCTTCGGATGTATCTTTTACACCCGATTGTATTGATTGTACTAATCCTTGACTTACTTGGTACGCACCATTTAATCTGTCTACAAGGTCATTTCTCGATTTATCATCTTTAAGTAATTGTTTAGTTAAATTTTGAATATCGGCACTTGTATCTTGAACATCGTTCAATATCTTTTTATTTTCACGAAGTTGCTTTTGATGTTCTTTTGTCAAATCAACTTGTTCTTTTTCCTTTTTTGCCGTTTTTTCAACAGTATCTAAAGTATCTTCTTTAATCTTTTTTACTTTTTCATCAGAATCAATCAGCTTCTTAGATATTTCCGATTTTTTTGTTTCAAGATTTAAAATACTCTTTTTTAACTTTTCAATTTCTTTGATGTTTGATAAATCACGAGCGGATAATGATTCTAATTTCTTACGAAGATTCATTATCTCTTGTGTTACACCAAGTTCTTGACGACGAAGTTTTATAAGTTCACCATCATTCTTATTATTTTGTGTTTCTTTTGCCATTTATAAATCCAGTTAAACTTTTTTCTTACAGGATTCTGGGTATTTTTTGCACCACATATCTATTCTTTTCATAAAATCATTATGAGAATTCCAATAATCTTGGATATAACTACTTAAAACAGCGTCTTGTTTAAATGCACGTTCTAAGCTTCCAATTTTTCCTTTTGAAATATAATCTACGATTGTTTTAGATAGTGCCTCTTTCAATTCCATAATAAACTCCATATAAAAAAATGGTCCACATACATATAAATATGTGAACCAAAAACTATTTAGGTCTAAAACTTGGTGGTTTTGATTTTGAAGTTGATGTTCTTTGTGATTCTGATTGTGCCTTGTTTTTTGCCTCGACTGTATCTATAATCTTTTTAATATAGAATCTTCGCAAATGTATAGGCAATCCATAAACTTCATCCCAAGTGAACCCACCTTGACCATGATAACATAAAGAGAATATCTCCTCGTGTAATGCTAATTTATAATCAATTCCCAGGCCAAAAAAATGAAACTCCCATAGGGATTTCCATCTCCTTTACGTCACCAGTAGTATCTGAAATAAATGTGAATCCCATATCAAGGTCAGGTGACATATCCTTGATATGAGCACGAAGAGCTCGTGAATCAACCGCAAACAATTCGTTATCAACAAAATTATTTACAGTTGCCCTACCAGATTCACCATCAATAGCAACAATGATATTTTTCAATCTTGTTGTTAATTCTCTATCAATTCCAGTACGAACTTGTGTTTTGTTCATACTCTTTATTTCTGTTTGAATTTGTTTTTCCAATTCATGAGTCATCAAACGAAATGTGACGACCCGTTTCGACTGAGGCAGTTGGAAGTCGAACTCATTCTTCCTGTGCTCGAATAGAGAATAATCCACCTCCTTGTGCTCTATTTGAGTCAAATCAATTGTAACTTTTTGTTTAGTACCTGGTGAAAACGGGTCGTCAATTTCTACTACATAATCTTTGCCATAACCTAAAATTCTTGCTGCAACCATGATTGCGTTCTTATCACCGACGTAAAGGTCACCATAATTAATTGGAGTAACAATGAGTGACTCAAACAATTTATCTAATACCACGCCTTGTTTAATAAGGTTCTGTGATGTGAGAATATCTTCTTCCTTTGCAGTCATATACTTCATTTCGATAGTACCGTCTGCAAGTGGATGTCCCTCTGGGTAAAGTAAACCTTTGGACGGGAGTGGGACAATTTCTGTTGGAAAGTTTGATTTCTTGACTGAAGTTTGCTTGAAATCTGCCATCAAATTGGCTTTGAGTTCTTCGTCACTCATTTCCATAGCATTTTTTGGGGCTTCATAACCAGTTGGTAACTGTGCCATAACATAATCCTGTAACTAAATTAAACAATATTGTTCGTATAAATAAATATGGGTATCCCGAAAAAATTCGAGATACCCACAAAGTTTTCCTTACTAAATTTTAGTATTGGAGGATTGCGTAATCGTAAGCAAGTGTGAGGGAAATTTCAACAAAGTTATCTGTTGACCAATCCATATCACCAAATGTTGTTGCTGTGATAAACGCACCCTTCAAAGTCCATTCTTCAACCTTGTCACCAACTGGACCAAGAACGTTGAATGTAATGTCCTTCTTATAGAAGTCAGAATAACCATCACGACCTGTTACAGACTCGTGTGATAGACGAACCCACTCCATGACTGCCTGTGCAGCTGATGGAACGATTGGGTCATATAGCTTGATAGTGACATCCTGCCATTCACCTTTACCCTTAACCTTACGCTTCACATTGATGTGGTCAAGTGTGATAGGGTTAAAGTTAATGTTTGGTCTACTTGCACCTTTGATGAGATAAGCAGGAACACCTTCGATGTACATAATAAACCGGTTAGCAAGTTTCGGTTCATATGGGGTAAAAAATACTTCGGTAGGATCCAGTAATTCAGCCATTTATTTCTCCAAGTTTAAAAATCTCTTTCATATAAATATGATGCTTTTAAAAAATTGGGGGAGTATATTTCAACTCCCCCTATTATTTCATTAAGCACCTGGGAATGCCGCACCTGTTGATTGAATGTTGAAGTCAAGAATGATGAATTCAGCAGTCTTCGCAGGTTGTAAGAACAATTGACCATAAAGAATGTTACGGTCGATGATGTCAGGTGTATTGTTTGACTCATCCATGATAACACGGAATGCATACAAACCTTGACGTTGTTGAATCGACTCCAAGTAAGGAGTTACGATGTTCAGGAATCGTGTACGTGTTTGTGTTGTATTTTGTTCGAATACAAGGTAACGTGTAGACGAAGCGATGAACTTCTTAGCTGCAATCAAGAGACGACGGACGTTGATACGGTCAAGAGCAGATGGACGACCTTGAAGTGTCTTCTGACCCCATACACATACTCCTGTTGATGGGAATACTGCGATTGGGTTGATACGACCTTCATAAAGTGTGTCACGCTCTGAGTGTGTAAGACGTGTCTTAACTTCAAGAACTTCTGTGAGACCACCACGGTTCAGACCAGCAGGAGCGAACCATTCAGCAGAAACACGGTCGTTGAATGCAATAACACCCGGAAGAACAACAGACGGTGGAACCCAAATTGGCTTGTTTCTATCGAAGTCAAGAATCTTAACCCACGGATAGTATGTAGCCGCATAGTTTGTGTCAAGACCTTCAACAGTTGAAACAGCTGTTGCGATATTGTCAGCGATAGCGTTACCGTCCATCACATAGAAAGCGTCACCACGGTCTTCACAAACATCCTTTGCGTATGTTGTGATTGGTGAGTGCAACGAGTGAAGAACACCAGGAGTTACAATCATGTTGATGTCAAATTCATCAGAGTTAGATATTGCGTCAAGACCCTTCTTATATGATGTATAACCATCAGCGCCTGTTGAAGAAATATCAAAACCTTGTGTGTTACCAGCTTCGATGTATGTACCTGTCTTCTTTTGAAGATGTGGCTTGTGTCCATCAAATCCGCCTTGGAACGGAATCATAAACTTACGTGTGTCAAGTGCAGTATTTGTTGTTAAGTCAATCGAAGAGCTATATCCGCCAGCAGAACTTGGGAAGTTTGCACCAGCTGGTTGATTGTAATCGCCAAGATAGAAGTCAACATTTGAACCAGTTGTTTGATTTACAGATACTGGAAGTGGACGGAGGTAGTTGAAGTTGTCTGTATTTGAGAAATCATAGCTGAATCCCCAATATACTCGACGATTATAAGCACCACCAGCTGTTTGAGAAGCAACATAAGATGCCGCAGGAGGTGCAGTAAATCCGATTGGAATTGGAGATACCGGTGCACGGAATCCGAAAGGAACCAATGTTGGTGAAATACCACCGTTATTAACTGCGTCCGTTACTTCAACACGGACATACTTTGACTTGTTCGAATAATCACCGTTTACAACAACTTTACCTTCAGATGTTACTGTGATATATCTATCGCCGATAACACGGGAGATATACTTTGGAGAGTTAGGGTCAAGGTTAACCTTGAACTGCTCTACTACATTTGGACGAAGGTCATCGTCTTCTGTTGTGAATGGTGTTTGTGGAACCTTTGATTGGTCTACATAACGAATTACAACATCAAAGTCACCGTATTCAGAACCAGCGATTGTGCCAGCTGGACGAATGTTTGCGATACCGACTTTAACTTCATAGTTAGCGTGAATACCGTGTGAAAGTGTTGCAAAACGGAAGAGATTTGTTGCCAATCCACCGACTTTTTGTGAAGTCACATACGGAGTATATGCTTCGAGATAATCATCACTGAAATCCCATGGCGATGATGCTGAACCAGTTTCAATCAATATTCTTGTTGCACCGTCAGAAGCAAGTGAAGCAGATGCCTGCCATTTGAAGTTTACATAGTTGTAAACAGCGTGTGTGCCGTATGGGTTATATCCATAAAGGTCACCAACGAATGCAGTTGATTCTGGATTAATAGAAGCACTGTATGGTATTCCGTTTTCATTTATTGCGTTTGTAAATGCCGATGTATCTGTTGCAAAAGCACCAGAAACTGTAAGAACAAACGAACCACTATTGTTAGAACCCAATGTTGATTGTGCAAACAATGATGTTGAATCATCACTTGAAACAACAAATGTTGGGTGAAGAACAGATATTAACTTTTTACCCCAACTACCTGTTGCAACGAGTGCAAGGGGGTGTTTAAGTGTATATCCACCTGAACCTAGTACGCGAACGATAGTTGCACTACCGGCGTTGTTCAGATAACTTTTTGCTGTATAAGGCAAGTATGATTGCTCATATGTGCCACCGAATTGAGTTACGAAATCGTTGTACCCTTCAACCACAGTAGGAACAAATGCAGGGCCTTTCATCGTTGGTCCGACGAGGGCAGCTCCAATTTGTCCAATACCTTGTGGTAAGAATGAAAGGTCCTTTTCTATCGTAAACACACCAGGACTTACAATTCTTTCATTAGCCACTATTTATCTCCAAAAAAAATTGATGTAATTATCTCTTCTATAAATATAGATAAAAAAATCTAAATTACGAAGCAGATGGAATAAATCTTCCAGAATCCAAATCAAGAACACCATCGCCATATTTTTGGTTTAGTTGCTCTACGAGTTCTTTTTCTTTAGTTTGTAAATCTTCATATGTTTGAAACAAATTCGTTCGTAACTCTTGAATTTGTTCTAAACGTTTATTCAAAAGATGCAACTCAACTTCAACTTGTCCAATCTGTGCTGTATTGGTTGCATAGTTTGATTGTAAATTTTTCACAGCTTCAATATCCTCCGCTGCAAATTCTTGTCCAACTTGTTCTGACATAAAAACCTCATCGTAAATGAAACATTATAAATATAAATATTAATCTAATTCCGTTGGATATACATCTGGACTCTTGTTTAGAGATTTATCAGTAAAGTCATTTAGCCTTCTTTGTAAATCTTCCAACTTTTCTTGTTCGTCCCTATTAAGAGATTTAAAGTTTTGACTATTGTATAGTCTATCATTTTGTGCAAAGGCAGTATTAATATCTGCAAATGCCTCAGATACAAAACTTATCTTATTAGGAGATACCACTCGTTTTGTTGTAACCTCACCAGCAACATCTTTTGGTAGAAGATATGCGTGTACAGTTATTTGAAAGGTAGCACGAACAACCCTATCTTGACCAGTTGTATTATTATCCTCCATCGTTATAGAATCTATGTTTGTAGAAAATTTGAAGAAATTTTTTTCACCAAAAGATTTACCTGCATAATATACAAAATTTTCTATTACGTGGTTCAGCTGAGTTTGATATTCACACCAAAGAATAAAGTCATATGTCACATCAACATAATCTGGAATTGGTGTTACATAATATTCCTGTGGTTTCTTTGACCCATATAATGTTGAGAACTTATCATATGGTGCCATCTTACTGTATTTTTGTTGCATAACGTAACCAAGTTGGTTTGTTGTTGCAACCTTATTACGTCTTAACTCTTGTTTCATGTTAACGGCAGAACGTCTAAATGTGATAAGAGGAACGAGTGTCTTTCCTTTTTTATCTTTTAGATAACCGTTCTTTTGTATTGATGCCCATTTTTCTGAGTTTGCATATAAAGTTGGTACGGGTATGAATTCACCATTGTCTTCAACTTTAAGTTGCATTGTTTGGTCAATATACGATTTGACCGCAAAATCAACATCATAGAGTGTTATACCTAAGCTTTTAACTTTGTCTTTATCCCGACGAACTTCTCTATGACGTGCTTGACCAAAATCTGTTCTTGGATTTTCAACTGAATTTTTATCATCTATGAAAGAATCTCTTGTTCTTTTTATCGGTGCTTTACGGTATGGGGATGAGTTTTTCATTAGATGTTATCCGGTAAATCGTTGTTATCCATTCTTGGAGCAGAACGAACTTCTTCCACATGGATACGAGAACGTCTTGTCAAGTGTGTGTTAGCTATAATAGAGACGTTATGTCCCCATCTTTCCGTTGCAAAAGAATAATCAGGATTCTTACCACCGAAGTATTGATTTTCAAGAATACCATCGACTTCCCAGTATTCCCCGTTGTATTCTATTACGTCACCAACTTCAATGTAAGTATTCACCTTCTTCAGATATTCACGGATGAATCCAAAGTCACAGGGCTGTGTATAATCTTGTCCAAACTCCGTTCCTTCAAATGTCTGTGGCTGACGATTGATAAGTGCTGGTAGTTTTATCGGTAATTGATAAACCTTTTTGTCTGACTCATCATAGATATTACTTTTTGTATCTACCAACGAAAGTTTATAAAGTCCAACTTCCGTGTCAATTATATCCACTATCAATTCTGTATTGAATCGATGGACTAAACCAGCATCCCTTTGTCCGTGAAATAATGGCATCTATTATCCCACATAAATCTTTAAAGGAGTTCCGTTCAGAGCAACATTTAAATGTTCTGTCTCTGCACGTTTTGCTTCAAGAAGTTTTGAACGAGTCATTGTATCTAACATTGTTCTCAATTCTTCAATCAACTGTGTTTTTTCTGCACTTGCAGCAGTTAATAGGTCTGCCGCATTCAAAGTTGTTTCACCATTTGGAATTGGAATTGTTCCGTACTTACCACGAATATATCCCAAGTTTTCCTTTACAAGAGCAAGTGTGTAACGATAAATCCATTGACGACCAACGGAATTGATGTTACCATATTGCATTCTTGAGTATGGCGCATTTGATATATCCGATACTGTTCCACCCGGATATTTCAACGGATTTGCACGTTCTTCTTTTACAATGTATTCTATCCAAAGTGTAAAATCTTTTACAGGAATAGGATGTATTCTTAATTGATTGTTTATAAGTTCAAATCCATAAGATGACTTTCTCATCAAATCATTAAACTCAATTGCCTGAATACGAAGTAAGTCTGCATACATAGGCATCAACATGAATGATACACCTGTTGAATATGCACCGAAGCCGAACGTATCTAACATCGCCTGATTACCCAAGTATGGGTCATAGAAACGAATAGATGCAGGTGGAGCATAATGGTGTACTCGTTTAATTTCAATAGAACCAGTTGGTGACTTTATATCACGAATCAATTTATCAAGATTATAAAGTTGAACACCAGTTGCAATTGAAATAGATGCAGTATAAAAATTAACATTACCGTTCGTAAATGTTTCTGAACCATATTCAGTTGCTAATTGAACAAGACCACCCATGTTTGTTGAGATATTTCTATGGGTCAACTCATTTGTGGTCGGTGTTCCCATGATACTCAACATATTTTGTTGGATATTAAACTGATTTACATGGTTTGAATATTCAGATATGGCTTCTTCAAAACAAGCATAAAAGTTACCGGCCTGAAGTTCTATGTCTACAAGTGGATAACCAAGACGTTTCGCACACCAATCTGCGACGTTATCTGCATCGGTTTGAAATGTGGCATCGGTATCAAAGAATCCGAACGGTGTACTACCTGTTGAGAAACTTGAACTACCAGGCCATATAGGAATTTCTACCATTTATTTCTCTTATTTCTGTTCTTCAAAATAATTCAATATATTGTCAACTATTGGATGGCGGTGATTTGTTTTTAATTCATATACACCAAGACCAGGAACAGAGTTGACCATATTAAATAAATATGGGAAACCACTGTCTTTCTTATTCTTTAAATCAGTTTGTGTAACATCACCACAAATTAACATCTTCGAATTTGTACCGAGACGAGAAAGAATCATCTCCATCTGTGATTTCGTTACGTTCTGTGCTTCATCGACGATAACACACGCATTTACGAATGTTCTACCACGAAGGAATGAAATCGGTGCAATTTCAATTATGTTTTCGTTTATGAGTTTTTCAATCTTTGGCTTACCATATAACATATACATATTTGCATGGATTGGAGCAACCCACGGATTCATCTTTTCCTTTATATCACCCGGTAAGAATCCAATATCTTCATTAGAAACTGTTGGTCGTGTGATGATAATTCTTTCAACTTCACGATAGAATAGATGTTCAAGAGCAATTTGTGTTGCAAGAAGTGTTTTACCAGAGCCAGCTTTTCCTGTTAAAACAGAGATGGTGTCTCTGAGTATATTTGCCTTTACTTCTTTTTGTTCTGCATTCAACGATAAGTTGAAATGTATCTTGTTTTTTATTTGTTTCCGCCCTTTCTTTATACCAGAAACTTCGATACCGCCGACTTCTTCATCAATGTACTCTTCTGTATTTTCATTTATCATAAAAACTCCTACAATAATTTGGAAAGGGTTTCTCCTATAACTTTGCCGCCTTGTTTATACTGAACATATGATTGTTCTATATTCTTTTCTACTTTATGTGTCCACTCAAAACCAACTATACCGATTAATTCTACACCTTTTAATATAGGATAAACGATAGCTGATTTAGTTCCTCGTTGGATGAAAAATGCTCGTGTCAAAATATCATCTATGGATTCCACAGTTGGAAATATGGCACGTTCATTTTGAACGGTATCTATAAAATTAGAGTAAAGTGAAATCGGTAAATTTTGATATTCTTTAAATTCGGTACTCACACCTTCTTCTAGTGCTTCAAATGTTGTGGATAGTTTGTTCATAGAACGACCACTGCCATATTTACCACCGTTGTGACGCTGTAAAATAAAGGCACGTTGGGCACCATATTCATCAAGTTGTTGTTCTATAATTGTTTGGACAAGTTTTGATTGAGAAATTTCACGATTAATCTTTTTGTGCTTATATTCGCCATACTTGTATTTTAGGAACCACGAGAGAAACACACCGATGAGTGTAACGGTGCTCGATATGATTAACTGTATGTAGTTGATTGCTAGTTCCATATTCTATAAATAGTTATCTTAAAACAAAAAGGGTGACCGAAGCCACCCTGTTTTGTATATTATTTTTAAGTATAATCAACCTAAGATTTTTGCAATAGCGGCAGAAATAAATTTTGTAATACCCAACTCTCCTGCTTTTACTGCTGCGAGAGCTCCCTCTACACCAGCTAGTGCTGATTTACCTTGTATAACTGCGTCAACAGCTTGTGTACCAGAATAAACAGCCAAACCAGCAACAATAACTGTATGGGCGATTTTTGCAATCTTTTCTTGCTTATCGGGTGGTAATTCCTTAAAACCAGGAATAAGTGTTAAACCTTTCATGAGCATTTTGATGATAACATCGTGCCACTTATGTCCTGCCTTTTCGAGTTTATCACCAACAGACCCCTTTCCACCCATAGCAATTGTTATTACTTTTACAGCTTTACCAACAAGTTCAACTATACGTGGTATTGCAACTGCAAGAGAAACTGCAAAAAGAACACCAATTTCATTTATTTGTTGCTCTTTGATGTTTCCTTCCATTAGCGCCTTATTACGTCTACGAAGTGATTCATTTGCTACCTTTTCAAGTTCCGGTGTCTTTTTAAGAGCAGCTTTAACCGCATTTTCGTCGTCTGTTTTCTTTTCAGCTTCTTTTCCAGCTGCAGAAAAATCAGTCATTGCCTTATTCATTGCGTCTTTAAATGCCTTTTCTACTTCGTCCTCAACCTTCGGGTCAACATCTTCTTCATTCAATCTTTGCAGAGTTTCTTTTAAAACTGCCTGCATTGAATTTTCTTTAACTAAATTTTTTAAACGTATTGAACTTGACATATGATAATCTCCATGATAATAGTTTTAGTTAACTATAAATAAATATGTAGTAACAAAAGAAAAAAGGAGTGATTTCTCACTCCTTTTTTCAAATTACTTCTATCTTGTTAGATAGATTATATGTCACCGAGAGAATCTACTTGGATGAGACCGTAGAATTCTGGACGGACAATCTTCTTAGCGTAGCGAGTCATTACACCCTTACGTGGTGTGAAGTTCGTTGGGTCATAGACCAGCGGTGTCATCACGAGTGGGATGTAAGGAGCATATACCGCACCTGTTTCAAGGAACTGGCTACCACGGAAACCAACAAGGATTTGATTTTCGAGCATATATGGGTTCTTGTAAACTGTGATACGACCGTTAAGTTGACCAACCTTCTGAACACCCATGGCAAACTTCATACCTTCACCGTCAACTGCATATCCAGGAATTGATTCAAGGATTGTAGCAACTTGTGGTGAACAAACGAGGAAGTTAGCACCACCGCGAAGTGTCTTCTGGTGGATAGCATTCGATACCTTTTGAATCTTGGTACCAAGTGTTTGGAACCATGTTTGTTGGTTGAATGCCGAAGCTGCAGCTTGGTTTGTTGCGTAGTCACCGAATGTGTTTGTGTTACCATCATATGTGCGACCGATACGAGCTGACCATCTTTCTGTTGTCTGAGCGTTCTTGATAAGCATATCGAGGATTTCGAGGTCAATTTCTTGTGAAATGTACTCAGAAAGCATCGATGTCAATTCTGCTTCAGCATCGATTGAGTGGTAAGCGTTCAAGTCTTGTGCGAATTCCGGTGTCCATACAGCCTTCAACTTGCGTGTCTTAGCCACGATTGACTCAGAACGAAGTTCAAGGTTGATTTCTGGAATGTTTACGTCTGCACCTGTTGTGTCTTCGAAGTCACCACGAGTTGTTGATGTTGGTTGCTTTTCGTAAGCAACACCAACTGTTGCAGGAGCAGCAGAAGCCGATACGATAAATGTGATTTGTGAATCATTTGCATTTGCGTATGTGAACTGTGGGAAGTAACCAAGAATTGTTGAACCAGAAACCTTGAATGCACGAATTGCTTCAACATCTTCGTTTAAGAGAGACCCAGAAGAAACTGTGATAGACATGATGTTTCCAGCAGCAAGTGATGCTGAGTATGTGTTTTGGAAACGTGTGTCATTCTGCCAAAGTGTTGGTGTTGCGTGTGTTACCGAACCTGTTACGAATTCTGTTGCAGAAAGTGCAGTTGCCTTTGAGAGAACAACTTGAGCTTCGTTGATAGAATAACCAAATCGACCTGCACCGTAAAGACCACCAGATGGGTCAACACCCTTAGCTTCTTTACCAGTTACACCGAATACAGAGTCAGTTTGTGAATCCTTACCAGCACCAGTTGTGAAACCAGGTTGTGCTGTTCCGTACTTGAAGTCAAGGAAGAACACGAGACCTGAAGGAAGGTTCATAGGTTGAACAGAAACGAAATCCTTTGCTGCGATTTCAGAGAAAATACGACGAACGAGTGGGAGAGCAACGCCAGCCCATTCTTCTGAACCTGCTGATGTACCTGTACGTGATGATTCGTCGATAAGTTGCTTTGCTTGGTTTTCGAGAAGAACTGCAATCGAGTTCTTTTCATAGTCGCTACCGATGCCGTCAAGAAGTCCTGTCTTTTCCCACTTCTTAACTGTGCCACGGTTTTCTTCAATAAGACGCTTGTGCGGATTCGCAGAAGCACCTAAAAGTTGTTGAATACTCATTTATATATCTCCAATAAAAATTGTTACTTTAAACCTGCTAATTTTCTTAATCTTGATGCCATCTCATTGCCTTCACTAAGAATAGCCTTTGATGGACGTGTGCTTGCAATTGGCTTGCTAGCAAATGACTCTTTAAGCTGCTTAACCTTTGATGTCTTTAATGATTCAGCAAGTGTTGCATAAACCAACTTGACTTCACGTAAGCTCTTTGCACGATCGAAATTCTCAATAACCGTCATCTTTTGTGATTCAGTAAGTGCGTGTGAGCGGAAAAGCTTGTTAGAGAAAAGAAGCTTTGAATTAAGAAGATTAACTTCATTAATCTTTTCACGAAGGAATTGAATAACAGCATATGCTTCTTGAAGCTTAGATTCTGCCATTTCCTTTTCTTCTTCACCTTCTTCACCTTCTTCAACCTTTTCTTCTTCACCTTCTTCTTCACGAAGAGCACGGAGAATTTCTTGAATATCAAACTCTTCTTCTACTTCGGCTGGCTTTTCTTCAGCAGGAGCGTCTTCACCTTCAACCATCTGAACAAGTTTTTCTTTCTTGTCTTCTGTTGAATCATCAGAAGCATACTTTGATGGTTGCTTGTTATCGCCAGTTCCGATTTCAGATGAATCCATATCTTCTTCGAGTTGACGGATAATTTCCATCAAATCTTCGTCCATTGGCTCTTCTTCATCTTCACCTTCTTCCATCTTTGGTGACTCTTCTTCTTCTTCGGCTTCTGCCATAGAACCTGGCTCTTCTTCAAACCAATCATCACCAAATTCTTCTTCTACCGTTTCTTCTTCTGATTCACCTTCTTCCATTTCAGGTGCCTCTTCTTCGTCTCCTTCTTCCATTGTTTCTTCATCGTGTGATTCACCTTCTTCCATTTCTTCCTCTTCGGCTTCTTCTGAAAGTTTAGATGCAATCATTGATTGTAAACGTGGAGTGAAAGCTTCTTCCAAAGCAAGCTTAGCATTAGCAAGTGCGACTTCACGTACTGCCTTTGCATCTGCGATTGCTTCTTTCAATAGGTCTGTCATAAAAATCTCCAACAATTTTAAAGTTATTAAGAACTCTAATCAACAGTAAAAATAATAATTGACTCTATAAGAGATAGAGTATTGTATAAATAAATATAAGTAACAGAATTATTTATTCGATTTTTTTGTGGTTGGAACTAAGTTTTTTAGTAAAATATTTGATTTTTCTTTATCAAATACACCACCAGTTTTTCCCAACTTAAAAATGTGATTAACATCATCTTCTGAATAGATGAATCTTTCTACACGTTTTGGTTTTTCTTCTTGTTTGTTATCAGGCATTTGGAAACTCCACTGATATATCGTAAATGTTCTTTTCTTCGTCTTTACCCGTTATTGTAAATTTACAACCACGAGGAAGTGTTATTTCTGATTCAATACAAAATTCATCTTCTGAACAAGGTAACATAAGTACGGGGTTTCCTCGTTTTAAGTTTATTTTGAATATCGGTGTTCTTGCTTTTCTGTTACCCGTTGTCAAATTTCTATCTGTAAAATCTTCGGCAATAAGTGGATTAAGTGAAGTTGAAACAAATCCATTATCAACCCACTCACCAGATTCAACAAATTTTTTCAAAATATCATCCTTTACACCACGATAAACAACAGTATCGTTTTGTAGTTTAGCACCATCTGTTTTAAAATGATTATCCAAAGTTAGGACATTATACATCTTATATTTTAGTGGAAATTTTTCTTTTGCATTTGGTGTATCTAATGTCTTCTTCAAATCCTCCAAAGACCAATTTATTTCACCACCTTGGCGTAAGAATTCATTTATACTTGTAGAATCATTATGATAATATTTTGAAGCAGTTATTACTTCGGGGTCATTTTTGAATGTAGAAAGTGCTGCCAATTTTGCAATGGCAACACCTTGAATCCTCTTAGCAGCTTTTCTTATTGCGATAACAGTTTCTTTTGCACCTTCGTTATCTTTCTTATCCTGTTGGTCACCGAGTGTGTCCATTAAAGAATCATACTCTCTGAAAAATGATGTGAAATCGAATTTCAATAGTTTTTCTTTGAGGTCGGGTCTCATACTCCGAGCATCGTCGGCAATTTCCTCTTTTTCTTTTTCATCAACAAAGACAAAAGAACCGAGTTTCTTTTCTAACTTTTGAGACGGTGTTTCTTTTTTCTCTTCCGGCTTTTCTTCTTCTTCACCAGATGAAGATTTTTCCTTCTCGGCCTTTAATTTATCCATTAAACCACCACCACCACCTTTTTCTTTTTTAGGTGTGGAAGGTTCTTCTTTTTTCTTTTTCTTTTTTTCTTCTGGTTTTTCGTGAATCGAAGGGTCGAAACTTGCTTTACTAATATAATACGACTTCCCGCTTTCCTTGTTCTTCACAAGCATTTTATCGGGGTCTTCACTTGGCGATTTTGGTTCTTCCAGTAGTATGTTTTTTAGTCGTATCATATTAACCGAGTTAGTTATTCTTGTTCTCGGTCAAGCTTTCTTTGTCTCTTCCGAGAGGCGTTTCGTTTATCTTTCTTTTTTTCAGAAGGTTTGATGTATTCTGTTCTACTCTTATACTCTTCGAGAATACCACTTTCCTTCACCTTTCTTTTGAATATCTTTAACATAAGGTCGATATTCATTCCATTTCCTTTAACCTTGACGTGTGCCGTCTTTGGATTAGCACTGTAATAATCACCCATAACCTTTTTCCTTTTTTATTTCTTTTTAATATCTTTGATTTCGTAATACTTGTTCAGAGTTTGTCCCATATCTTCATATACCGATTCAAGACGTTGTTGTAATTTAATTGCCTCTGTTATCGTCTTTTCAAATATTTTAAGGGATTCTGATAGTTTTTTAGAATGTCTTCCGAGAGTTACTTGGTCAAACCAATCACCTGATTCTTCGACTATGTTTTTTGAAGCAAAAGAAACTGCTTCTTTAATTTCCTTGTAAACTTTTTTCAAATCACCACCACGATAAATCGAATCACCATACTCATTGAATTTTGCAATCGATTCAATATATCTCTTCTTTTGTTCTGGTGTTAGAATCGGGTCTTTTGGTGGGTCTTGTGAAATACCTTCTTTGATAACTTCGTTTACTGCCTTTGCAATCATCTTTTTAAGTTCAGTCATGGCTTTCTTGTTTTCACCGACCTTCTTTGGAAGACCTTTGTGTTCTGTGCCGGCATATTTTTCAAGTTCTTTTTCAGTCATCGATTTTGCAATTTGCTTTACTTGAGCACTAACTTTTGATGCAGGAACTTGACCTCTCTTATAAGCAAGAGCAAGTCCCATAATTTTTTGCTGTTGTTGCGATACTGCTGGCATTATTTATCTCCATCGAATATACATTCACATACATTACCAATTTCACAGATGATATTTGTTATATTCTCGTTTATACGTTTGATTTTTGGGTCAATTTTTTTAATAGTGTTCATACTGACACCTTCTTTGATAAGACCCTCACCAACAACTTCACCACCACCGGCTGGGTACATAAATGCACCTTGTGTTGATGGATTCGAAACAAAATCCCATCCAATTAATTCAAAATCATCTTGAACTTCTACTGTGTTTTCATTTATCTCTTTTACCGAACCAAGTCCTCTTGATGAGATACCAAGACGAATACCGGCTTGAAGAAGGTTTTTAAGAATGTTACCCGATGGTGTTGGTAAAATCTCAACTTTACCCATAACATCATTTCCCTTCCAATAACATTCCAACACATTATGTGAAACGTTACGGAGGTTTACAACTGATGAATCTGGGTGGTCAAGTTCACCGAGAGCTCTGTTTTCTTTTACTTGATTATTTTGATACTTTGTAACTTCACGCATCAAAATTTGTTTTGGATAAACACGACCATTTTGATTTTTAGCTTCCGCTCTTTGTAAAACACCAGTTACAATAACCTTTCCATTGTTTTCCCGTGAAGACTCGTTTAGTTGTTTTGGGTCAACGTTAAAAAGTATTGTATCTATGAGTAATTGTTTCATTTTAAGCACCTAATTCGTTTATTTTTTTACCAATTCTATTTAAACGTTCACCAATTTTATGAAGACGTGAATGTGAAGATGACCAAAGAGTACGTTGGTCAACTGCCATTTCTGTTTTTAATCTCGAAGCATGATTAACAACACGTTCAATTTCATAAATCGCACGGTTTATTTCTTTAATTGACTGATTAATTTTTGCGTTAACAGTGCGTGTTTCATCTGTCTTATATGATTTGTATGATGCCTCTGTCAATGACTTTATTGCTTGGACATATGTTGATTCGAAATTTTTCTTTTTCTGTTTAGGTACAACTGTATATCCATAAACTTCGGCTGTTTCTTTACTATGAGCCTCAAATTCCTTTTCAGAAGGTGCAAATGCTTTTGGAGTATCATAACCAGCAACGGCACCTGTCACACTCATTTCAGACATTTCGCCTTTAAACTTTTTATAATCTTCGGATTCTTTAAGTTTCTGTATGAATTCTTTTATGTTCATATGATTACCTAATCATTTGATTACGAATTAAAGCATATACTGTTCCAGAATCAACTTTAACACTTGAAAGTGAAAGTTCAACTACACCGATACTACCAGTAAGAATCGAAAGTGGTATCACACCGCCGGCTGAAAGTGAAGCTGTTCCGATTGTTCCAGCAGGGACAATTACCCCACCAACGCCATAATTGGAGCCAGTAAAATTAGTTGTACCGGAAGTACAAGTAATCGAGAATAAAAATTTTCCTGGGTGTCCTTTTCTTTCGAAGTCCGATGCTTGGTTTGAACCATAGTTATACGGATGTATTTCATTTACATCTGGCATTATTTACTCCACTTATAAATCGTCAATTAAACTATAATATCTTAATAGAGCAGATACGTGATTTTCTTCTACGTTCTTTATCGTCTTATATTCATTAAGAAGATTAATAACCTCTGCCAATTTTATCTTCAAAGATTTGTCTTTAACGTTCTTTACTTTTTTCGTTAAGACATCTTGAACTCTAATAGCTTCTGTCTTCAAGAACTCTTTTAAATTATTCGTATTACTTACGTTTCCGATATATTCACGAAGAACTGCTTTTTGTTCTTGGGAGAGTTCACCATATTTCTGATTGAACTTCTCGACGAGTATCTTATATGATAATAAACGAATTTCTTTTGGCTCGTTTCTAATACCAGCAACATCTTCTGTTAATCTACTACGATTTTCCGATGTCATATTTTCGATAATCGTTATCTTTGAACGTGTTATTTCCGTTGGATTTTCTATCTCACTATATTCAAAGATTTTGTAAATAGAAGCAAGAAGTTTGTAATTCCCAACTTTCGTTTGAAAGAATGAATTGATATTGAAATTTTCATTAATCGATTTAATCAATTGATATTTTTCTTCTCTCAATTTCGTTTTATCCAATTTCTTTCTTGCCTTCAATACTGCTTCGATGAGCATTGTTGCCTTTGAATCCGAAGAAAATTTTTCATCACACAATGTTTTATAAAGACCATACTCCTTTAAAAGTTCACTATTTTTACCAAAGAACTTCTTGAGAATATTTGTGGCTACGGACTCGTTTGTAGATATGATGTCCGATGTTATCTGTCTTGCTAAAAGCTCAAATAACATACCAGTATTTTTAAATTTTGAGTGTTTAACCTTCTTCATTTATGTTTACCCATGAGTATTATGTTCATTAAATAAATATATCCGTAATTACATTTCTTCCAATAAATTCGACTCATCTAAAAGATTTGGCTCATTATTTTCATTTTGTGCAGATGGCTTCAAACTTTCAGAAATAATAGATTTCGTTTTCATTTTCATTCCAGACATACTGTCTAACAAGTTTGAAAATTCTTTTGATAATTCCTGACCTTCTGTTGTCAACGGTGACCCACCTTTATAATTATGTTTCGGCGACCTATTAACATTAAGAGTTTTACTAATATCTTTTTTACCAAGTGGGTCTCTACCAAAAGAACTAGCATCTGTTCCATATGTTGAACGATGTTCAGGTGGTCTGCCTGCACCCGGCCATCCTCCGTCTGGTACTTCAATGTCATTTATTTGTCTGACATTTTTACCACCAAAAATATTCATAGTAGCCAAGTCGTGTGGAGTACCGAAGGATTCCTTCGTGATTGCTGGGTCATTACCTTCGCTTTCAATTTGCTTTTGGCGGAATTGAAGTTTAATATCTTCGATGATTTGATTCTTTTCAAATTCTGCTTCATCTTCTGATAGATTGAAGATATTTGAATAGATGTAGTTCATGGAAAGTAATTTCTTTTCGATGAGTGAACCAGCAAGGTCTACCTTTTCTTTCATCAGAGCAATCTTCTCTTGCTCATAAATGATAGATGGGCCGGTAAGAGATATTTCAAAATTAACAAGGTCTGCATTTTCATAACCCTGTGAATAAAGGTGTACAATCGCAATCTTTGTTAACTCAGAAACAACAATACGTTGAATACGTTCGATTGTTCTTGCAAATCGAATATCAAGTGTGGCAAGAGTTGCCTTACCCTCAAGAGATTCATCAAATCCAAGATATGCCTTTGGAACCTTGAGAGCAGCAAATATCTTACCCTTCAGATATTCAACGTCTTCGATTGCTTGATATTGAAGTCCAGGTAGTGTTTCGATTGCAGTTCCAGCTTGACCACCACGAACAGGAAGATAGAAGTCTTCCAAGATGTTTTGCATATTATAACGAAGATTGTACTGTCCTGTTTGTTCATTTACCACAGGTGTTTTCTTCATTTGATTCATGATGTTTTGCATATACTGGTCAACTTCCGCTGGTGGGATGTTACCAATATCAATCTTAAAGATACGCTTTTCAGGAGCTCTCATGATACGGTGAATCAACATCGCATCTTCCATGAGAACAAGTTGCTTGTAAAGTTTACGAGCACCTTCCAACATTGACTTACCATACGGTAAGAAGTTTGTATCACCCAAAAGACGGAAGTGAGCAATTTCATAATTCTGAAATTCACCTTTACCAAGTGGACCTTCGTAAATAAACTTGGTCATATAGATGTGTTCGGGGTCTGTTCCTTCATCACGTTGCATTTCATACGGTGAAAGTGGAACAACGTTTGTAACACCAAGACCTTCTTTTACATCGAGGTAAAGATAATTGTCACCATACTTACAAAGATTACGAATCCACGGCCATAGATTATATTCAACATTCAAAACATCATAGAACAAATTATGAAGAATTTTACGAATGTTATCATTATCCGTTTTGATTGTAAGAACATCACCAGTATCATTTTTCAGTGTTGATTCATCTGCATAAATGTCAAGTGCAGAACAAATGATGGCATCAGTGTCCATTGCCTCATAGTCTGTGTAAAGGTCAATCTTTGTTGCAGAGAATGAGTTATACTGATTGTAAACGGAGATAGGAGTTCCGCGAGTTCCATGTAACCTACCGTATCTATCAATTACTTTTGATGTGTGTGGATTACCATCGGCTTGATAACGAGCAGTATCGATTACTTTTAATTTCTTACCACCGACGTTTCTCACAACAACGTTTGTTGAGAAAAGTGTTTTAAGTCGGTCAAATAATGATTTTTGTGCCATTTGTTACCTGTTTAATTATGAATTCATACATATAAATATACGGAAGTATTTTTTAATACACTTTTACATTAACCACGTCAAATCTTCACTTGGTTTATTATCACCAACATCCATTGCCCAGCCAGAATCTTTCTTCATATCGTTTCTCATAGCCGGATTATAAACCTGTGTTGACTTTTTCATATATTCCAAACTCAATTTTGTTTTCATCAAACCCTCTTGACGAAGTTTCAAAGCAGTATCTCTGACCCACATTCCGATAGCGAATGACATTACTAAGTCATCATTATATCCCGTTTGGGCTTCTGCTCTACCACCGTTCCAAATAAACACGAACATTTCTTCTGCAAGACGATTCGACTTAATAATTGGCACTCTTTCTCTGAAATACATCTCATACTTCGAAACGATAAGTGGTCTTGTCTTTGAACTGTTTGTAAATCCAGGAACCATCTGTGATTTATCCTTGAGGTCATATCCCTTCGGTATGTGAACCGATGGGTCGGTATAACCATCTTCTTTATACGTGTAGTAAAGATTTGGATAACCACGGTCAATTATTTGTTGGATTACTGCCCAACCAATATTAGCATTTTCAACTACAAGTAAGGCATCATTGTATTCAGTTGCAAGAGATACAAGAAGATTGCCAAATGATTTGGTGTCTAACTTACCTTGATACTCCGCAACTTGCTCTACGTTTTCAATGTCAATGATATGAAAGGCAGAATAGTCTTTTCCATCACCACGAGCAACGTCCGCAGAAATCATGTAAGATTTATTTGGGTCAGGATAATCCCATATCCAAAGTGCGTCTTCTGCACCTCTTCTTTCTTTTGGTTCTGTTATATACGTTTTCTGATACCAGTCGATGATATTACCGTCAACAACAGAGTTACCCGATGAAAGGAAGTCACCATCACACTCTTGGGCAGCAAGTGCTGGGCCAAGAATGATGTCTTGTTGGTCTCTCCAAGCTTGGTCACGTTCAGGGTGAACAGTCCAGTG